GATACTGGCAACGTTAGATACAAAGCTAGAGAAAGATACTCATTTGGAGTATCCGACTATAGAGGTATCTTCGGCGTTGAAGGTGCGTAAGCTAAACTAAATTTGTGGCGGCCTTAAAACCGCCACATTTCTAAAATAGAAAGAAAAAATGAGAAAATTCCTAGTTCATATCAATGCTTATCAATATCAGTCTAAATTTGAGGTTTTGGCTGAGGATAATCGTGAATCTATTGAAAATTCAATAGTTGACAAACTGGGAGAAAAAAGTATAAAATGGGAATCTCTTGGAGAAATGATGGATCCCAAGATGAACAGAATAACCTATGAGGAGGTTATAGATGGTCAAAGACCTATACAAACAAAAAAGGTCCTTGGAGTTGAGGTGGCAACTGGAGTATGAGCAAGAAGGCAAATATACTCTGGATATGGTCAGAATTGATGACAAAATTAGAGAAGTCATTACTGAGATCAAGCTCGAAGAATCTAAGATTGCAGATAGAGAAAATGCAATCAATAATGCTGCCCCCCAAGTTTCTGTGGCAACTTAATTAAACGCCACATCGCTGAAATCGTACTTTTATGCAAGGATCTCTTGCACTCTACTTAAATCTACTATATAAAAAAATCACTATACAATTAATTAGGATACTGACGCGTGTAGTCGACGGCCTATAGACAGTATTCGGAAAAATAGGAGGATATAATTATGGCAAATACAACGTTTAACGGACCAGTACGTTCGGAAAAGGGTTTTCAAGTAGCAACTAAAAACTCTACAACTGGTGCAGTAACAACTAGATATAGTTCACAGTTACCAGATTTAACTGGCTTATCTTTATCAGACGTAGCAACATCAAGTACAATAACACTTGCGGTTGATACTATATCTTATGTAAATTACACAGGAGCAGCAGCATGCGCAGCAACATTGCCTGCAGCAGCAGCGGGTTCAGTTGTAGTTTATGTTCAAACTAAAGATACAACTGGCGGAACAGCAACTTTATCTTTCGATTGTGCGGGTGACGATGTTTATAAAACAGGATCGATAATTGAAAGTAGAGGCAGCTCAGAAGTTTCTTTTGATTCTTCAGCGGCTAGTGAAACTTTATTAACATTTACACCTGCAAACGCAGCAACAAATCTTTTAACTACAGGATGCAAACTTTATTTTGTATGTTATGAAAAAGGTACTTGGACAATTGCTTATGATTTAGCAACTGAAACAACTCAAGTAACTGGTGCATTTGCTTTTGCATCGTAATAAATAAACAAACTCGGGAGTGGGGTGTAATGACCCCACCCTTGAAAAGGAGGAAAAATGGCGGAATACGCTTTAAAAATGTTTGATGGTGACAAAAAAGCCATCTATAGTTATACAGCATTAATAGCTTCAACTACTGCGGAAACATATAATGTTGATGCATCTGGTTTAAATGCAAGACAATCGGATGGTGCATCTTGTACTTATCTTAATATAAACAAAGTTTGGTGGAGCATTAATCATTCTGCAGTAACAAAACCACTTACTCTCGAATGGGTTAATTCATCAACTAATCCAATTGGATTAGCTTTAACAGGAAATGGTTTTCATGATTTTAGTAGCATTGGGGGTTTACAAAACACCAAGGCAGCTAACTATACTGGAGATGTTTTAATTAATTTTGCATCAGTAACAAATAGCGACACATGTAGTGTTGTAATAGAATTTTTAAAACAGTACGATAGTATTTCATAGGAGGTAGAGCATGGCTAATACTACTTCTGGAACAGTCACTTTCGACAAGACATTTGCTGTTGATGAAATTATTCAAGAAGCTTACGAGCGGATTGGTATTTCAGCAGTAAGTGGTTATCAATTAAAAACAGCAAGAAGATCTTTAAACGTTCTTTTTCAAGAATGGGGAAATAGAGGTTTACACTACTGGGAAGTAGCTGATACTACTCTTGATCTTGTTGAAGGAACGGACGAATATACTTTTTACAGAGCAAGTGGTGATGGAACAAGTTCTACGACAACTTCACCAGCAAGTGTTTATGGAGTTGCAGATATTCTTGAAGCAACACTTAGATCAGATAAAACAACAACAAGTCAATCTGATTCTTCTCTTACAAAAATAACTAGATCAGCTTATTCTGCTTTATCAAGCAAGTTATCTAAAGGAACTCCTTCACAATTTTTTGTTCAAAGATTAATAGATAAAACAACTTTTACAATTTACCCAACAGCAGATTCAACTAATGCATCTAAAGATATTCATATTTATTATGTAAAAAGAATTCAAGATGCAGATTCAACTTATACAGACGCAACCGATATTCCATATAGATTTGTACCTTGTATGGCTTCAGGTTTAGCTTTTTATTTAGCACAAAAATTTAATCAACAATTAGTACAACAATTAAAATTATTGTACGAAGACGAGTTAGCAAGAGCATTAGCAGAAGATGGTTCTTCAGCTAGTACTTATATAACTCCGAAAAACTACTACCCGAATATATAATGGCATACGCAAGAGGAAAATACGCACAGGCAATATCAGACCGATCAGGAATGGCTTTTCCATATAATGAAATGGTCAGAGAATGGAATGGAATGTTAGTTCATAAATCTGAATATGAATCTAAGCAACCACAATTAGAACCAAAACCTCATGGTGGAGATGCACAAGGATTACAAAATTCAAGAACAGATAGAACAGAAAATTCAGTAGCACAATTATTGCCCCATGATCCGTTTACCACGTACGCGGCTTCATCGGGTGTAATTAATGTTAATGCTCCAAGTCATGGTTTGACTAATGGAAGTACTTACAGGTTCCGTGGATCACCGACAACTGCAGGAACTTATGGTGATCCAGGCAGCTTTGATGGTATAGCAGGGTCCAATATTGCAAAATCAGCAGGGTATGCTATTAATACAGGTAAATATGTTGGTGGTGCTAGAGATACAGATTTTACAACAGATTGGTTTTATTTTACAGTTGATACTAGTACTGCAACAGCAGGATCAGAAAAAGGAGGAGGGTTTCCAGTCTCAATAGGACCAGTAACCCTTAGTGCATAATGGCAGGATTTACATATTCAACATTGACAACAGCAATTGGTAATTATACCGAAGTTGGTACTTCTGTATTATCTAGTACGATTACAGATCAATTTATAGATAATTCAGAATTAAGAATTTTTAGAGATGCCCCAATTGATGCTGATAGAAGAGAAATTGTTAATAATTTAGTAGCTTCAAAAGATAATGTTCACGTTCCAGCAGGAACGTTATTTGTTAGAGGATTACAAGTTTATACTTCAACAACAGCTGCAACAGGTGCTAATAGCTGGTTAGAAAAGAAGGATATTAGTTTTTTAAGAGAGTATGATGCAGCAGAAACTACTACTGGCACACCTAAATATTATGCTATGTCTGATGGTGGAGCTACTGGAATTGGCTCAACTTCATCAGGTAGAATAACAATTGTCCCTACTCCAAGCTCTGCTTTTATGTATAGATTGCATTATAATGCTAGACCTTTAGGATTAAGTTCAGCAAATACTACAACTTATATCAGCACGAATTTTGGAAATGGACTTTTATATGCATGTCTAGTCGAAGCATTTAGTTATTTAAAAGGCCCGATGGATATGTTACAATTATATGAACAAAAGTATCAAACTGAAGTACAGAAGTTTGGTGCGGAACAAATAGGGAGACGAAGAAGAGACGACTATACAGATGGAGAACCACGTATAGCTGTCAACGTTCCGTCACCATAAGGATTAAAATATGGCTACACTAACAACTAAAGTAATAGAAGAAATCACACTTAACAATAATAGTTACAACAGCGAAAGATCATTAGATATTTCAAGTGTTAATGAAATTGTTAAAAGAATAGTAACCATTTCAACTACTGAAACAGGGTTGTTAGGTTTTGCTACAGCTTCTTCAACAGATTTATCAAAAAGTTATCTAGCAGGTCAATTCGATGAAGATGATGTTAGATATATTAGAATTACAAATTTAGATTCAAGCAACCATCTTACATTAACTTTTAGAGATGAAGACAGTACAGAGTTTGCTATTAAAGTAGACGCTGGACATTCTTTCATTTATCCAGGTGATAATAGTGGTGGAGTTATAGATACTATGCATGCGAGCGGTTCTGCATTAACAGTATCATTAAATGATTTAGTAGACATTACAGCAACTGCAGATACAGCTTCTTGTGATGTTGAAGTTTTTGTAGGGAGCGCTTAATGGCATCATCATATACGGGTCTTGGTACAGAACTGATGACAACCGGCGAGAATGCCGGTACATGGGGATCAACTACTAATACCAATTTACAAATTATAGAACAAATTTCTGGTGGTTATGAAGAACAAGCTATTTCAGGAACAACCACTACTTTATCTGTTTCCGATGGTTCAGCAGGCGCGGTGCTTGCACATAGAATTATAAAATTTACTGGAACACTTAGTGCAAATTCCACAGTTACAATTCCTTTAGATGTTCAGCAAATGTACATTCTTGTAAATGGTACAGGAGGTGCATACACACTTACATTCAAATATGTTTCTGGATCTGGAAGCACTGTTGCTTTTGCGGCCACTGACAAAGGAACAAAACTTGTTTATGCAACAGCAGATGACTCAACTGATCCGAATATGGTTGATTCGGGTATTGGATCTACTGCAGGACATGACTTAGATGGTAATGAATTAATTTTAGATGCTGATGCGGATACAAGTATTACAGCAGATACAGACGATCAAATAGATATTAAAATTGCAGGAGCTGATGATTTTCAATTTACAGCAAATACTTTTACTGCGCAATCAGGCAGCACAATTGCTGCACAAGCATTAACTGCTACTACAGTAACAGCTAGTGGTATTGTAAAAACAGATGACACTACTGAAGCGTCTTCTACAACGGATGGTTCATTACAAACTGATGGTGGATTATCTGTAGCAAAAGATGCGGTGCTCGGTGATGACGTTAAATTATTAAGTGATTCTGCTGTATTAAGTTTTGGTGCAGATTCAGATACAACTTTTACTCACACAGATGGTACAGGATTAACTTTAAATGGTACAAACAAATTATGTTTTTATGATACAGCTTTATCTATTAGTTCAAGTACAGATGGTCAATTAGATTTAATTGCAGATACAGAAATACAAATTGCTGCAACAACAATTGATATTAATGGTGCTGTTGCACTAAATGGTGCTATTACTGGTGCTACTGATATTACTTTGTCAGGTGAGCTAGATGCAGCTACTTTAGATATTTCTGGTAATGCAGATATAGATGGAACTACAAATTTAGACGCTGTTGATATTGATGGCGCTGTACAAATAGATGCTACATTTACATCAGGTGTTGATGGACAAGGTTATGATACAAAATTTTTTGGAGATACATCAAGTGCTTACATGCTGTGGGATACTTCCGCAGATGATTTAGTTTTCGCAGGTGCAGCAGGAATTGATCTTGCGGGTGATATTGATGTAGATGGAACTGCAAACTTAGATGCTGTTGATATTGATGGCGCTGTACAAATTGATAATACTGTAACTGTTGGTGAAAATGATACTGGTTATGATGTAAAATTCTTTGGAGACACAGCGAGTGCTTACATGTTGTGGGACACATCTACAGATGATTTAGTTTTAGCTGGAGCTGCTGGAATTGATTTAGCTGGTGATATTGATGTTGACGGTACAGCTAATTTAGATGCTGTTGATATTGATGGAGCAGTACAATTAGATTCAACACTTACAGTTGGCGCTAATGATCAGGGATATGATATAAAATTTTTTGGAGACACAGCAAGTGCTTACATGTTATGGGATACTTCAGCTGACGACTTAGTTTTAGCAGGCGCTGCTGGAATTGATCTTGCTGGTGACATTGATGTAGACGGTACAGCTAATTTAGATAATACAGATATAGATGGAACCCTTGCTGTTGATGGAACAACAATTTCATTAGATGCAACAACATCATTAAATATTGATAATTCAAATACCTCAAATGGTATTACTATAGGTACTGCAACATCTAGTGTTCCAATTTCAATTGGACATGCAACCTCTGAAGTAACAGTTAATGATAATTTAACTGTAACTGGAGATTTAACGATTAGTGGAACAACTACAACAGTATCTTCAACAACAGTTGCAATAGCAGATTCTATGTTGAACCTTGCTAAAGATCAAGGTACTAGTTCGGATGCAGTAGACTTTGGTTTTTATGGTACGTATGGAGTTGGGGGAACTGCTAAGTATGCAGGTATATTTAGAGATTTAAGTGCTACAGGAGATCCGTTTACATTTTTTGATACACTAGAAGCAGAACCAGGTACTACTGTAAATACAGGTGGTACAGGTTATGATTTAGCAGATATTGCTGTTGGTGGTGCTACGTTTGCAGATGATATAGACGTAGATGGAACAGCAAATTTAGATGCAGTAGACATTGATGGTGCGGTTCAATTAGATTCAACATTCACAGTTGGTGTAGATGATCAAGGTTATGATGTAAAATTATTTGGAGACACAGCAAGCGCTTATATGCTGTGGGATACTTCAGCGGATGATTTAATATTGGGTGGAGGTGCAGGTCTTGTTGTACCTGAAGGTCAATTTACATTAGGTAGTACAGCAGTTACATCCACAGCTACTGAATTAAATATAGTAGATGGCGGAACATCAGCAACTGGAACAACTTTAGTTAATGCTGATAGATTAGTAGTTAATGATAATGGAACTATGGTTCAAGTAGCAATATCAGATGTTAAAACATATCTGTCTAGTGCTGGATTTAGTTCAGAGGACCCCACTGCGCTTGCAATCGCCTTGGGCTAGTATATAAGGAAAAAGGAGATAAAAAATGGCCAACACGTTCAAAGTAGTTACAAAAGCAGGAGTTACATCGTCAGATTTAATTTATACTGTTGCTGGTTCTACAACAACAGTTGTTTTAGGTATTATGCTTGGTAACACTACTTCTAGTGCTATCACAGCTTCAGTTACATTAGGAACTGATACTTCAAGCAGAGCAGGAGCTAATAATGAATCTAACCAGGATGTGGAGTTAATAACTTCTGCGACAATCCCTGGAAATTCTACATTAGAACTACTTGCGGGAAACAAAGTTGTTATGGAAACTACAGATACAATGACACTCGCAGCGAGTGGAGCAACGGATATTGCTTTGTCTATAATGGAGATAACATAAGATGTCTTATTTAGGTGTATCACCTTCTTTAACAGCTATTACAGTATCAGACATAGCTGACGATTTAATTACGTCTGCTAAATTAAACTATGCTGAAGCAACACTTACAGATGAATCTTCTATTACTTGGGACGCATCTACTCAAGATGTTGCTAAAGTTACATTGGCTGGAAATAGAACATTAGGTTCAGCATCAAGCGGAACTACAGGTCAATTTATTTCATTATTAATTATTCAAGATGGCACAGGGAGTAGAACTCTAACGTGGAACGCTGCGTACGAATTTGCTTCTGACACAGCCCCAACATTAACAACAACAGCTGACCTAGGAGATTTATTTGTATTCAGATACAATGGAAGTAAATGGTTAGAGGTTGGTAGAAATCAGGCTTTAACATTATCATAGGAGAAATATGTTTGCATTAGTAGAATCAGGATCAATTACAAAATTCTTTAGTGGTAATAGAGGTATTATTATTGGAGATAACCAATACCCAAAAGCTATATTTAATTTATGGTCTAAAGCTGAAAGAGAAGCTATTGGTATTTACGAAGTAGAAATGGATAATTCTAAAAGAAAAGATGAGGAATGGTATATTAATACTAATGTTACTTATGCTTTTGGAAGTGGTAAAGTTACAGGGTCTTATGGAGATTCAACAGCTAAAAAACATGCTGATACCTTATGGACATCACAAGACAAAACAGATGGTAAAATACCAGATGGTAAAGACGTAGGTGATGTTGCAGTTGAAGGTTTAAAAACAAAATTAATTAGAACAGTTAAAGCTCAAGCAGCAGGAGAATTACAAAATACAGATTGGTATATAGTTAGAAAAGCAGATGCAAGTACAGCAGTACCAAGTGCAATTACAACACATAGAGCAGCAGTAAGAACTAAGTGTGCTGAAATGGAAACTGCAATTACAAATGCTGCAGATACACCAGCTCTTAAGACTTTATATACATACACAACAGATGGCGAGGGAGTTCAATCCAGACCATTAGGTGAGCTGCCTAGATTGGAGTCGTAATGCCAATCAACAGTTTTATTTATCCAGCACCAAGTACTCCATCTGCTTATTCAGTAGCCAACTCATGTAGGTTTAATGATGGAGATTCTCCTTATTTATCTAGAACTTTTGCTGGAGCAGGAGATTTAGATAAATGGACTTTTAGTTGTTGGTATAAAAGAAGTGCAATATCAAGTGCCACACAAAGACTATTTGGTGCTGGAAGTAATAATACAACTATATATTTTAATACTACAGGTCAATTGGCATTTTATGATGCTGCTTTAGATACAAGTTGGGCTGTTCAAGATTCAAGTTTTAGATTATTTCGTGATACTAGTGCTTGGTATCATATAGTTTGGACACTAGATTCTGCACAAGCCGTAGCCGCTAATAGAGTAAAATGTTATATAAATGGAACACAACAAACCTTAACAATATCAGATCCTTCAGGAAATGAAGCTCAAAATTTTACTACAGCTATTACTACAGCCGCTGAACATTTTATAAGTAAAAGACCAACTCATTCTACAGGTTATCTTGATGGCTATTTAGCAGAGGTTTGTTTTTGTGATGGACAAGCGTATGCTGCAAGTGATTTTGGAGAATTTGACGAAGATTCACCTACAATTTGGAAACCAAAAGATGTATCAGGATTAACATTTGGTACGAATGGTTTTTATTTAGACTTTGAAGATAGTGCTAATCTTGGCAACGATGCAAATGGTGGAACTGATTGGGATGAAACTAATCTAGCCGCAACAGATCAAGCTACAGATACACCTACTAATAATTTTTGTACTTTTAATCCATTAATACCAAATACATCTATTACTTATTCTGAAGGAAATTTACAAGTAGTATCAACTTCTGGTGGTGATTATAAAGCGGCAGTAGGAACAATCGGAACACAATCTGGAAAATGGTATTGTGAAATGAAAGCATCCGATGGTTTTAATGGCTCAGATAAAGGTTGTGGTATTTACAGATTAGATAATGCTTATGGAGCAACAACAGGATTAGGAAATTACACTACTGGAACTACTTGGTCTTATTCAGCGGCTGGCTATGTAAGAACAAACAATGCCACTACTGATAATGAAGCTACATTTACAGACGGAGATATTATTGGTATCGCAATGGATCTTGATAATAATAAACTGTATTGGGCGAAAAATAATACATGGATTAATTCTGGCGATCCAGAATCAGGAGCAACAGGAACTGGATCTTATGCAATAGTTGCTGGAGATTTTTATACTTTTGCTGCAACTGTTATAGATGATGGTGCTGAAGATCCTGTATGGCAAGCTAATTTTGGCTCTCCAATGTATGCTAATTCTTCAGATGCGGCAGATGAAAATGGCTATGGTGCTTTTGAATATGCACCACCTAGTGGATATTACGCATTATGTACTAAAAATTTAGCGGAGTATGGATAATGGCTTATACAACAATAGACGATCCAGAAGCATATTTTCAGGTTAAGCTCTATACAGGCGATGGAAGTACACCATCTATAACTTTAGATGGCGATACAGATATGCAACCAGATTTCGTCTGGATAAAAAATAGAGATCAAACTGATGACCATTGTATTTTCGATTCTGTGAGAGGTGCTACTAAAGTGCTAACTCCTGAAGAAGGAGCAGAAACCACAGATGCCGATACATTAACATCTTTTGATAGTGATGGTTTTGCTTTAGGTGCCGATGTTAAGGTTAATACAAACACAGAAGCATATGTAGCTTGGTGCTGGAAAGAATCTGCAACTGCTGGATTTGATATAGTTACATTTACAGGAGATGGGAGTGCAAGAACAATATCTCATTCACTTTCAGCAGTTCCTCATATGTATCATGTGAAAAGCAGAGAAGGTCGTCCTTGGTCTGTTTATCATCATAAAAATACAGCAGCACCAGAAACAGATAAATTAACTTTAGGTGATACTGACGCCACAGCCGATAGTAATTTATATTGGAATGACACAGCACCAACTTCAAGTGTTTTTTCTCTTGGAACTACTGCTGATGTTAATGATGATACTAAAGTTCACATGGCTTATCTATGGAGTGAAAAACAAGGCTACTCAAAATTTGGCTCATACACAGGAAATGGAAATGCTGATGGAA